GGTATGGGTGATGAGATGGGAGATGAAAATGCACCTGAAGGAGAAGAGGTTTCTATGGATGCTGAAGTTGAAGTAGGAGGTGAGGAGAAAGTGACTTTCAAAACAATTCAAAAACTAACGGGTAAGTTAACTCAAAAAATCAGAACCCTTGATAGTGAAGAGGGTATGACTTCTGAAGATATCAAATATGTTATCAATATGGTGTTATCTTCATTAGATTTGAAAAATCTTTCTGAAGAAGATAAAGAGGATATCATGTCTAAATTTGAGGAAGAAACTGAAGATTTGGGTGGTGATGATATGGACGGCACTGATTTGACAGACGATTCTGAAGTTGAAGATATTCAGGCAGATATGGATGTTGATGTTGAACAAGGTGGTGACATGCAATCTGAACCAGAAATGGCTGAAAGTGGACACGGTGCAATTATTGATAGTATTTTCAGAGAATCAAAAGTTGATAAGGTCATTTCAAAATATTTTGAAATGAGTAAGAAAGAAATTATGGAGCAAAGAAAACTAAAAATTGAGAAAGAAAAAGAAAAGTTGAAATTTGTCGAAAGAAAAATGAAAGCTGTTTCAAATCTTTCAGAAACCGCAGAACAAGAATTGGCTTCTAAAAAATTTTTGGAAGAAAATGCTACATCTGAGTTTATCGGAAAAACAAATAAAAAGAATTTAGTTTTCGAAAACTCAAAAGGTAAAAGAGTTAAAATTTCACCTGAGGGACTTTTAGTATGAGTAAATTGATTTACGTAAACGGTTTAGGGCCCAACTATAAGGGAGACAACCTATACGAATTCATTTTTTCTGATACAACGGATGTCTGGGGTGAATCGTGGGAAAGTAGACCCTCAAATGGGTATCCTTCTCCACCTGAAATACAATATATTAAAAAGGTAGGGGTTCTGAGAAATACTGATATAAAATTAGAATTGATTCAGAACTCCGATTTTTTTTGTATGATAGACGCAATTGATGATGTTGTTGCATTATCATGGGAGCCTGAAGAAGTCCAAGGAAAACAAAGATTAGTTTTCAGATTTGGACAAAGTGAACAAGAAATAAAAGACAAATTATACGAACGAGATTTAATATTAGAGTTCGAAAAACAAGTAGTATATGAAAATTAATATCAAAGCATTGGAATTAATTGAAAAAGGTCTTTCATCTAAGACCGTTTCTAAGTTAAACGAATCTCAGGTTGAGATTCTTCACAATAGATTATGTTCGGAACAAGTTACTGAAATACCTGCTAAAAAAACTTATAAAGTAGGACCTAAAGGTGGTAAAATAGGTAATGTTGTTGTTTCACAAGACCCTAATACAAAAGAAGTTATGGTTACTGCTGAAGAGGGTGAAATGAAAGAAGATGAAAACAATGTTGATATGGAAAAAGACCCATTCGAATTATCATCAACTCAAGATAAAAGACAAGTTGGTCCGGGAAGTTATGGTGATAACCCACAAGTTGATAAGGAAATGGACTCAGATGATGCTGATGGGATGGGTATAATGGAGGCGAAAAAGAAGAAAAAGAAGAAAAAAATTAGCCCTTGGGCAATTTGCACTGCGCAACTAGGAAAAGAATTTGGTACCCAAAAAAGAAGTATGTGGAGTGCTAAAGAAACAAACAAATATGAGAGATGCGTAAAAGACGTTAAACAATCTTTGAAAGAAGGTAAAAATCCCGTATCTTTGTTTTTAGAATCTCAAATTATGAAAATTGTTGAAAAAAACCTTCCTCCTAAAATCACAAAAGGTGAATTACTAAAGTTTTTATCTGAAAATAATCCTGCAGTTGCACCGACAAAACCGAAAGAAAAACCAACTACAAGACCTTCAGAAAAACCAAAGAAACCACCACATCCTTTTAAAAACCCTAACGAAAAAGAAAATCCTGCCCCAAAAGCGAAAAGACCAAGTCCTGAGGAAGCTAAGGATGAAGTTTTGGATGTTATATTAAAATTATTATCTAAGTAAAAATGGCAAAGAAAATATCTGAACAAATAAATTACGGCGATAGACCTGAAAGGATGGACCCAAATCTCGAAAGGAAACTCGCGAGCAAAGAAAACCTTTATGGTACAAATCCGGCATTTAGGAAAGGACCACAAGATGTACAAAGATTAGTTTCAAATAGATTTGGAAAAGTTGTAGATAAATTGAAAGAAGTTACAGGTATTCAAGATTTGTCGTCACAACAAATACAGGGAATGCTCATACAAGATATGATGAGAAGAGTTCCTGGTATTATGAACATTGAAAGAGCTCATAAAGACGAATTAGAAGAACTAGCAAAAAACGCTTCAATCGAAGAAGCTGAAATTCCTGAAAATTGGGTTACAATCGAACCCCATTTAGGAGAACAAGTAGATATATCAAACTTTAGGTTCCAACCAGAACCTGAAACTGACGACGAAGAAAATGATGATGAGGAAAAGCAAAAATTACAAATACCTTCTTTTGATATCGAGGATTTAACCGACGAAGAAGTATTTGAATTAGAAAAACATAAGAGAAACATTATCAATGCTCTTATTCAAGGTGCCGCAAAAAAAGGTCACTACGTATTCCAAAAACCAGAAGTTAAAGCTCAGTTAGATAGAATTAACCCAAGGCTTTATAACGATTATTTAGCAATCATGGCTATAAATGATTTTCTTTATTTCAGTATGGAACAAATGATTGAAATGATGAGTCAAACAGGTCAAGGTGTTGCAGGTAAAGTAGAATTAGACAACGAAGATGATGGAGGTGAAGAAGGTGATGGTGAAGGTAGCGAATCGGATACGGTTATAAGAGCTTACGGTATGATTTTTCCAATATTATGCCATGAAATTATTAAAGGGATAGAAGAATCCAAAGGTAGACACGGATTACCTAAAGAACCTGGTATGAGACAAAAGGTTTTAGGTGCAGTAGATACATTAGCAAACGAACCAATGCAATTACGTATAGGGCCTGAAATAGTTGAAAAAATCAGATTTGCACTTCCTGATGAAATGTTTTCTGAAACAAATAAAGGTCTAATAAACTGGTTCCATATTTTGTTATACCAAATTCCAGCGGAAGAGTTTTTAGAAATTATCGGAGATGCAATTTCCGAAGATAATTCAAAAGTCAAAAAAGCGACAAAAAGATTCGAAGAAATTATGAAAGAAGCTATGACTTTGAAACAAGAGTACGAAGATTTCAAAGATGAAAGCGATGACGAATCTGACGATGAATCTGATGATGATTTAGACGATTTCTTGGGAAGTTTAGGTATATCAAGACCTAAATAAGTTTTCCATTGACTAAAGAACAATTAATTATTGAAGTTACCAAGTGTATGAGGAATACTCCTTATGCACTTAGAACTTATTTGCAGACATACGACAACACAGTTTCAAAGTATGTACCATTAGATTTATTTCCAGACCAGGTTACTCTCATTGAAGATTATGACCAATATAATGAGAATATCGCCCTTAAGTACAGACAAGCAGGGGTATCGACAGTGACTGCTGCGTGGGCATCAAAAAGATTAGTTTTCGCAAAAAAACAAAAGCCCGAAAAAATCCTAATTATTGCGAACAAATTGGATACTTCAGTTGAATTTGCAAACAAAGTAAGAGGATTTACCGAACAATGGCCCGCTTGGGTTGGAGTTGGATTTTCAGCAGAAAAGAATTCGCAGAGACACTTTAAGTTAACTAATGATTGTGAGGTAAAGGCAGTTGCAACATCCAAAGATGCTCTCCGTGGTTATACACCTACAATTTTGATTTTTGACGAGGCCGCGTTCATTGAAGCCGATGATGATTTCTGGTCTGCCTGTATGGCCTCACTCTCTACAGGTGGTAAAGTTATTGTAATTTCTACCCCTAACGGTTACGACCCCATCTATTACGATATATACAATCAAGCTCTTAGAGGGATGAATGAATTCAAAATTTCTGAGATGTTTTGGCATAGAGACCCAAGATATACCAAAGATTTATATATGGTCAAGACAAAAGATATTGTACATTTCCTTTTGAATAGAGAAGATTATCCCTCCGATGCCACAATCGATTTAACAGTTCTAAACCCATACGAAAGAAACCATGAGGTTGTGACAGATTATATCAAACAAGGATATAAACCCTGTTCTTCTTGGTTCGAAGGTATGGTTAAAAAATTGAAATTTGATAGAAGAAAAGTCGCTCAGGAATTGGAATGTAATTTCTTAGGTTCGGGTGATAACGTATTTGATTCCAATTTAATGGATAATATAATGAAAAATATGTTGAGAGAACCTCAGGCAAAATTGATGGGGGCTTCTCTTTGGATATTTAAAGAACCTGAAAATAGTCATAAGTATGTGATGGGTGTTGACGTATCAAGAGGTGATTCTGAAGATTTTTCATGTATTCAAATAATTGATTTTGATGAGAGGGAACAGGTGTTAGAATATGTTGGTAAAGTCCCCCCTGATGTAATTGCCGAGATTGCATACAAATGGGGTAGTATGTATAACGCTTATTGTGTTGTTGATATAACGGGAGGTATGGGAGTTTCTACAGCAAGAAAAATGCAGGAGATGAACTATACTGGAGGTCTTTACATCGATAACATTGACCCGAAAAATAAATGGAAATGGGACCCTAAATTGAATGAAAAAATCCCCGGAATTAATTTCAACAACAAAAGGGTACAAATTATTTCATCTCTTGAAGAAGCAGCTAGACACGATTTTAAAATTTATTCTCACAGATTATATAATGAAATGAATACATTTATTTACGTGAATGGAAGACCTGACCACCAAAAAGGTCATCACGATGACTGTATAATGGCAATTTCTATGGCAATTTATGTTGCAGAAAAATCATTTCAATCAATTCAAAAGGTTACAAATCATACCAAAGCCATGATTAATTCATGGGCAACATTCACAAACGAAAACAAAAATAGCTCTGCATTTTTTAACCCAATGGCACCACAAGCTGTGGGTAATAATCAAAGAGGTATTAATCAGCCGACAAGAGATGATTATGAAAAATATAAGTGGTTATTCGGGGCGTAATAACTATTTATATTATCAAGGGAATAAGTAAAATTGTAATATGGCTGAAAATAATTTAACGGTTTGGCAACGACTATCGAAAACTTTTGGTCCTAATTCTTTGTTGAATCAGGACTATCCTACTTTCAAGTTCGACAAAAAAGAGTTGTTAAGAACTAAAAGTAAAGAAGAATACGAGCGTGAAAAACTCCAAGCACAACAAACATATTATTTAACAAATCAGTGGGCTAAGGTTGAAAATAACCTTTATTCACAAGCCATTTATTACGAGCCAACAAGGTTGTCGTCTCAGTATGACTATGAGTCAATGGAGTATACACCTGAGATTTCTGCCGCTTTGGACATATATGCTGAAGAATCCACAACCACTAACGAAGACGGTTTTATATTACAAATTTATTCTGAATCGAAGAGAATTAAATCTGTATTAGCGGATTTATTCAACAACACATTGGATATCAATACTAATTTACCAATGTGGACAAGAAATACTTGTAAGTTCGGTGACAACTTTGTATATCTTAAATTAGACCCTGAAAAGGGTATTGTTGGATGTCAACAACTTCCAACAATTGAAATAGAAAGACATGAAGTTGGTGCCCAAAACAAAATTCTTGCACCTAGTTCACAACAACCTGAAAAACCCAAAGCATTGGCTTTTACTTGGAAGAACAAAAATATGGAATTCCAATCGTGGGAGATTGCTCACTTTAGATTATTAGGTGACGACAGAAAACTTCCTTATGGTACTTCTATGTTGGAAAAAGCAAGAAGAATTTGGAAACAACTTTTGTTATCAGAAGATGCTATGTTGATTTATCGTACATCAAGAGCACCTGAAAGAAGAATGTTTAAAGTATTCGTTGGAAACATGAATGACGATGATGTTGAGGCGTATGTACAACGTGTCGCAAATAAATTCAAAAGGGAGCAAATTGTTGATAGTAAAACAGGCAATGTGGATATGAGATTCAACCAAATGGCGGTTGACCAAGATTATTTTATACCTGTACGTGACCCAGCGGCTCCTGACCCAATTACAACATTACCGGGAGCTACAAACCTATCCGAAATTGCCGATATTGAATATATTCAAAAGAAATTATTAACAGCACTTCGTGTACCCAAAGCTTTCTTAGGGTTTGAAGAGGTT